CTTGGTAACGCCTATGCCTATTTGCGTAGGGATTCCTACGGACAGCCTATGGAATTGCTATTGCTTACGCCCTACAGTTGCTCTTATGACCCGTGGAGTGATACATACTATGTTGAGGACTCTATAAACAGTGTCCGGGGTATCTTTCCCGGTGATGAAATATTGCATTTTAAGAATATAAGCCTTGACGGTGGATATACGGGAGTATCTACTATCAGCTTTGCCGCGCAAACCCTGGGTATTGCCGCCACTGCCGCCGCGGAAACCCAGACCCGCTTTGCTACCGGAGGTAAATTCAAGGCCATTCTTCACAATGATTATAGCATGAAGGGATGGGGTGAGTATCAGGATGACCAGATGAAGAGCAATGCCGAACAGATACAGGAGGCTATTGATAGCGGGCAGGATATCATACCGGTAAGGGGTGACGGAAAACTGGATCAGATCTCAATGTCCTCCGTGGATATGCAGTTCCTGGAAAACATCAAGCTCACCATTACCGAAATAGCCCGATTTTTCAATGTTCCCAAAAGCAAGCTCTTTGATGATTCCAATGCTAATTACAAGAGTGCGGAGATAGCCACGGTAGGATTTTATGCGGATTGCCTGAGCCCTATCCTTACCATGATAGAGAGTGAGTTTAAAGCCAAGTTGATACCTTGGAAGGCTTATTCGGACTATAAATTCAAATATGACTTGTCAAAGTTGTATACGACGGATCTCACCACCAAAGGCGTATATCAGACCAAGCAGATAGCGAACGGACTACAGACGGTCAATGATTTGCGGCGTTCGGAAGATTGCCCGCCTGTCGAGGGTGGGGATCAGGTCTTCATAACGTGCAATGTCGCCCCCATCAACGGACCGAAAATCACCGGAAAACCAGATGACGTAGAGACTCCGCTCGAGAAAGACGATCAACCGGGTAAACCATAACACGCTTATTCAAGGAATTATATATGGCAGAAAAAGAACAGAAAAAAAGAGAAAGCAGGTTTTTCACCGGGCAGGGACAGCCCCGGCTGCGTGAAATCGGAGGCGCAGCGGAAAGCAGCCGTATTATCGAAGGGTATGCGATTGTTTTCGGTGTGCAGAGCCGTTTGTTGGCTGACTGGGGAGATGTTTACCGGGAAATTATTGAACCGGGAGCGGTAACGCAGGAGGATTTGGATAGATTCGATATCAAAATGACTATCTGGCATAACCGTGAGCGGCTTCTGGCCAGAAGCAACAGAGGGCGGGGAACGTTAAAATTGACAGTCGATGAAATAGGTGTCTACTATTCTTTTGAGGCTCCTGACACACCGGATGGTGCTACGGCATTGGAGTTGGTAAAAAGGGGGGATTTGACAGGATCAAGTTTCATTTTCTGGTCGGATGAAACCACATCCGTATCCTATACGAAAGATGCCGAAGGAATGACGATACGTCATGTAAACCGGATCGATGAAATCTTTGATATGACCATAGCAAGCGATCCGGCTTATGCGCAAACCAGTGTAACGGCTCGGGAGATGGACGAAGCCGTACGCCGTACGGATGACGGTAATAGTGCCGGAAAGGGAAACGAAGGAGATAAACGTGAAATAACCAACATCCGGATGACCTGCAAACGAGAATTTTATTATTAACTATTAATATTTAGAGAAATGAAAGAAAAGAAAATGACAGTTCGTGAAATGATCGAAGCCCGTTTTAGCAATTGCACTCGCATGAATGAAATTGCCGATACTGCTGAGGCCCGTGAAGGCAAAGAGCTAACAGATGCGGAGAAAGCGGAAGTTCAGAAATTAGAGCGTGAAAACCGCATTTATGATCTTCAAATCGCCGGTTCGGGAGTTGCGCCCGTCGCTTCTCCGGTAAGTCGTGAGGCAGGTTTCCAGAATTGGATACGTGAGCGTGCCAAAGAACGTGATATGCAGGGATACGCGTTGAAGCGTGAAGCTATTATGGTATCTACCAATGCCGCACCGATGATTCCATTGGCGATTAACGATATTGTAAAGCCGTTGGAAGAGGGGTTGATCCTTGGTAAAGTGGGTTTGAAAGTACAAACTGGATTGTCAGGTAATTATGTATGGCCTACCGTAGCAGCCATTGAGGGTGAATGGGCCGGAGAAAGTGCAGTGCTGACAGATAAGACTATTGCGATTGATAAGATCGTTCCGTCCCCGTATCGATTGGGGGCTACTGTCTCTGTGACCAGTCAATTGATTAACCAAACGGACGGAGTCGCATATGCGGTTGTAAAAGAGCAAATTCCGATGGCCATAACCCGGACACTCAACAAAACGATGTTTAGCCCGGTGACCGTTAATTCGGATAAAGTTAACGGTCCGTTTGTCGCTTGTAAGAAAGCTGCAGCGAAGGCTATCGGAGCGCTAACTACCACCGCTTTGAGAAAAGAGGCTTTACATATCACGTTTGCCGGTGAACTTCCTACATATAAGGAGTTGCTTGCCATGAAAGGTATCATTCTGGCTAAGGGTATCATTTCCGATGGTACATTCTGTTACGTGATGGATGAATACACAAAATCCATGCTTGAATCGACTCCCCGTGATGCCGGTTCCGGTCTGATGATCATCGAGAATGATAAAATCGCCGGTGTTCCTGTTTTCTGTACAAATTACATCAACAACGATGGGGGCATTCATGTAGGATTGGGTGTTTGGTCATACCAAGCGCTCGGCCAGTTTGGCGAGCAGCGCTTTATTGTGGATCCTTACACCAAGGCTTCAAAGGATACAACGGTATTGACCCTTAACGGTGATTGGAGCATGACAACCCTTCGTAAGGAGGCTTTCTTGCTGGGTGACTGTACGGCTGCCGGAGTTGGAGGATAAACGTATATCAATAACTGGGAAGGGCGGATATTTTGGGAGTGCCGCCCTATACCTCGAAAAAGATCTGTTATGACTGTAGATAAACTTCGCATCGTATCGCTTGATGCTCTAAAAAGACAAATGAAGATTGATTTTGAAGAGGATGATGATCTTATTGTAATGTACGGGGTAGCCTCGGAAGATGCTATCATCAACACTACCCGCAGGAGTTACGAAGAGTTGGTCATGGAAAACCAAAAAAGGAAATCGGATAAAAATGCCGGGTTTCCGGCAATGTTGTATATCGCTATCCTGATGATGGCTGCGCAACTTTACAAGAACCGTGAACCGATTAGTGGTCTTTCTCAGGCTATTGTCCCTTATACGCTTGATTATATGTTGAAACCCTGGATAAAATTAGAGCCATGATAGAGAGTGGTACTTTAAATGACCGGATCAGGTTTTTATCTCCTGTCACCATCCGCAACAAATACGGCGAACAGCTTACCTCATGGGAGCCATCGTACACGTGTTGGGCGAAGGTTACATATAACAAAGGTGTGAGGGCTATAACGGCGGGTGAAGTTTGGTTGCCCAATACGGTATCGATCCTGGTGCGATATACGAATAAGATCCATGACCGGCAGCGTATCACGTGGAATGATAGCACTTATCGTATTGAGAGCTTCAACGCTTCTAAGAAGGATGGATCGGCTACGATTATAGCCACAAAGATTGACGAGGGAACAGAGAAAGGAGGTTAGAAAATGGGATATTACAAAAACAATCCGGGGGCCCAAAGAGGGCATAAGGTTGTGGATATAGATGTCAGCCAGGTTGTGAAGCTGTTAAACGAGATTGATATTGAATATGCCATCCCCAAAGCTGAAAGAAAAAAGATTTTGCGAAATGCGATGAAGATCACGCAAAAGGCAGTAAAAGAAGGTTATAAGAGTTCAGTTCATAGTGATCCCCGAAAAGCTGTTCAAGGAGTCAAAATATCAGTTTATCGTGAGGGGATGGGGGCTACTGTCAGTCTTAATAACCCTAAATCCGGCCGGAGCGGTAAGGTTATAAGGGCTTCGATTACCAGGACAGGCGGCGCCAGTGGCATATTAAGGCATAGAAAAAGATCTGAGCGCACGGAGCAGGTAGACGGATATTGGGGCAAGGACCGGGCAATGATCCTCCGGTTTATAAATAAAGGGACTATTGAAAGGGTTGCGTTCAAAAGAACAAGATCCAAGTCCGGACGTACGGCCAATAGAGGGGTTATTTCCGCCAGAGGATTCTTTAGACGTTCGGTGGACGGGGCGAAGGTTGCCACGGAGCAATATTTGGCCGGTCAACTCAATGCGAGAATAGCTTCTTGCGCCAGGAGTGCGGGAGCCGAAGTAAAGAAATAGATATATTTATAGAGATGAGTTTATTAATAGGAGAACATATAAGCAGTGTGCTTGGCTTAAGTGCCGTTGTCGCGTCGAAGTTCGGAGAGCGGATATTCCCTATCGTTATTCCTGAAGGTATTTCCCAATACCCTTATATCGTATATGGCGGTTTGTCTATTCAGCCTGACTACACAAAGGACGGTGCGGGACAGGACAACACGCAGGTTCAGGTAACGGTTGTAGGCAAAGGGGCGAGTGAAACGATCGAGATGGCAAACGAGATCCGTTATGAACTGGAAGGCGTACGGGCGGGATATGCCAAATTTACGGTAAATGACTGTACGGTGTCATCTATAGATGTGGAGTACCTTCAGGAAATAGATGCGTATGCGGTAAATATAGTGTTTAATTTTAAAACGAATGACAAATGAGTAAAGTGAAATCAGTATTAGGAAAAGATTTAATGCTATTTGTCGGCGGGAAGGCGCTGGCGTTAGCGACATCCTGTAAACTGTCAATTTCGGCAGAGACAATCGACACACAAAGCAAGGATTCCGGTATTTGGGCCGAAAAGGACATTAAGCAATTGTCATGGAACGGTTCAAGTGAAAACCTGTTCAGTGCGGATGATAAGGTAAGTGGTTATGATACCTTGTTGGACTTGATGTTAAACCGCCAGCCGGTTGAGGCGAAATTTGGTATTCCGGCAAATGCAAATGCGGATGGAGTACCGGCGGCAGGTTGGACCCTTCCGGCCGCATCCTATTCCGGTAATGTTTTGATTACAAATCTGGAATTAAATGCGCCTGACGGAGATAAGGCGACTTTCTCTGCCACATTCGAAGGTACGGGAAAACTTACCCCCAGAGTGTCCGGAGATGGAGGTATAGTAGATGATCCGACCGCGTAAACGATGGAAAGGGCGGGAATCCCGCCTTTTCTTTTTCTAACTCAAAAAACTTATCATAATGAAAACGATCACTATCAAAAAACAGGAGTATGTCTTAAAGTATACATTGCGTGCCTTCTTTATCTTCGAAAACCTTACCGGTAGGCAGTTTTCGTTCGGCCGGACGTTGGACGAATATCTACTGTTTTACTCTATTCTTCTGGCAAATAACAAAGATACATTCTTGATGCCTTTTGATGAATTTATAGAGGCGTGTGAGTCTGATCCGGCTCTGTTTCTCTCTTTCAAAGAGTTCTTCGTAAAAGAGATTGAACTACTTGAACAGGCAGCAGATAGCACAAAAAAAAAGACGACTCCGAAGAAGCGTGCAGTATCCGGGAACTCTACGCCCGCGTTGTAGGTGAGGGCGGTATTGCACCTGATTATTTCCTCGACCGGATGACGCTCGCAGAAGTTCGCTACTTCTTAGAAGGATTAGGCAGGCGTAACCGGGAAAGCTGGGAGCAGACCCGGATCATTGCGTATGTCATCGCTCAGGCGAATAGTACAAAACAACTAAAGCAATCGGATGTACTTCGTTTCCCATGGGATGAAGCGGACGACGAAAAGAAGTGCACGTCCGTTACGGATGAAGAAGTGAAACGGTTGAGGGCAAAAGCAAAACTAATCGAAAAAGAAATGAATCATGTCTGATATAATAACACGACTATTACTTAAAACGAATGACTTTGACGCAAATTTGAATCGGGCCAAAGGTTCGGTTAATAGCTTTCAAGGCGGTATTTCCAGTATGGCGAAAACCGCCGGGGCAGGCGTGTTGAAGTTTGCCGGAACGTTGGGTATTGCGGTGGGGGCTTATGAGGGATTCAATAAACTAATGAATAGCAGCCAAACACTAAGCGATGAATACAATAGGACTATTGAAGGTCTAAAGGGTACTGTAGACAATTTTTTCTATTCAATTGGTTCGGGGGACTGGACACCGTTTTTTAATGGATTGGATGAAACTATACGGAAGGCTCGTGAGGCTTACAATGCGATGGATCAGCTTGGAAATACAAAGATGTCGTACGGCTATTTTAATATGAAAAATCAGGCGGAGTTTCAAAAGCAAATAACAATACTAAAAGACAAAGATTCAACAGAAGCCCAAAAAGATGAAGCCCAAAAGCGACTGGATGATGTTTTAAAGGATCAACGGGAAATTGTAGACCAACTCGGCAGACGATCTACAGAAGCGGTGCAGGCGCTTGTTGCTGCATCCACCGGAATAAGTGCGGCCGACGTATCAATGGTGAGTGTAGATAGGGTTTCCCGTTTCGATGTCAGCGCCATGGGGGACACCGAAAAGAAACAAGCAGAAAAAGAGTACCAATATTTTAAAAATGTGGAAGCCGCACTACGTAAGAAATATACAAAAGTGGAGACTGTAGAGACTGGGGCAGGTATGAATAGAAGCTGGTCAACGGTAAAGACGCTTGATTATGAATCTTATAATAAGGCCATGGCTCCCATGATAGCAAAATATCAAGATGCTATAGTATATAATGGTATGCTTGTTAAAGAGAGCGATGAATGGTTAAAGAAATTATATGGTATAAGATCAGAAGCATTTGCAGCCGAACAAGCCTACGAATCAATGACAAAAACCGCAAATAGAGCATCGCAGGCAGGCGGGAAAGATCCAGAAGACAAAGATGAAAAACCCTTAAAGGATACACTTGCATGGTATGATGCGGAAATATCTCGCCTTAATAAAAAACTGTCTAAAGAAACAACGATGCAGGCTCGTGCAACTGTTCAAGCTGCAATTAACGAACTCGAGAAGAAAAAGGTTAATATTAAAATAGTCGTTGAGCAGGAAGTTTTCAAAGGAAAATACGGTGACATGAAAGGTGGGTTACCTTCCATTAATCGTCCGGGTGATCAATTGGGACTAAAGCATAATGATACAGGTTTTAAATTGTCTAAATTCGAATCTCCTATCAAGAAAAAGGATATTGATTTAAATAAATTATATGCTGAATCCCTGGGTAGTATTGCAAATTCTTTCGGTTCAATGACTTCAATGTCCGAACAGTTTGGTAATGAAGGTGTATCTTTCATGTTTAATGCTATGGGTTCAATTTCTCAGATGATTGTACAACTTCAATCATTGGCAACCGCACAAGGGGTTGCAAGTGCTTTCGCTTTACCTTTCCCGGCAAATCTTGGAGCGATAGCGACAGTAATAGCGACGGTTACAAGCATTTTTGCAAGTCTTCCCAAATTCGAGACAGGCGGCGTTGTTCCCGGCATTTCGTTCGGAGGCGATAAGGTATTAGCTCGGGTCAATTCGGGTGAAATGATTTTGAACGGTTCACAGCAAGCGAACCTATTTAAAATGCTCAATTCAAAGTTATACGCTGGATTGGATGTTAGCCAGCCAAATATTACGCCATCGGTAGGGCATCTTGCCAGGTTGATTGCACCATCTGAAAATAAAGTTCAGGTAGAGTTTGGAAAAGCCAGAGTAGTCGGGCCGGATATTATACTTTCTGTAAATAACACATTGAAAAAACAAGGAAAGAAACCATTATGAATTATGGCACAATATATACACTCCCTTTTCGGTCACGGAAAGGAGATAGTTGCTTGGTAGAAATCCAGAAAGAGGACTATACGGGACAAGTTACCGAATTGACAGGTAGTGGCGAAGCTCCTTTTTCCATTGAGATTGCAGATGATGATTTTCTTTATGTTCCTGTTCGTTTTTCAACGGCTACTATAAGAGTGGTTGGGACTGACTATTTACAAAGTCTTTACTCTACCGGATACAGGCAATATCGGGTAATATTTAAGCGGTCCGGGATAGTGATGTGGTGTGGCTTTATCAAGCCGGAGTTGTACACGCAAGATTATAGCGGCACAATTTTCGAATTGGAGATTGAATGTATCAGCGCTATGTCCGTTTTGGAATATATAGATTATAAAACCAAAAACGAGGCGGAAAAAGGGTTTGTAACTTTGTGGGAATTATTAACCCGTTGCGTTTCTGAATCTCGCGGCTCTTATTCAAACGTATATATTCCACATGTTTACGCAAAGGATAAATCGAATTATACGGCTTGGGCAAATGTTCTGCAGGATATGACGATAAGTGAACAGAACTTCTTTGATGAAGAGGACAAACCAATGAAATTAAAAGAGGTACTTGAGGAGATATGCAAATTCCTCAATTGGACTTGTGTAGATTGGAAGGGTGACCTTTACTTCGTAGATGTAGATCATGCAGGTGATTACTATAAGTACACATTGGACTTTTCCACATATACAACTGTGAGGGGATTTACTATCAGTGTCCAGAAAGTAACTTTTAGCGGCGATAATCATACGCTCGATATTCTGGGTGGTTATAATAAGGTAACTGTGAAAGACAGTAATTATCCGGTTGGAAATTTATTACCTGATGAGGATTTCAAGAAAGATAAAAAACTCCTGTCTAGATTAAATAGCCGCCTCGATAGAAGGTGTTACCGGAAATATCTCTACCCCAAGAATTGGGATATGTTTTTATACAACGAAGGGAAGATCATTACAAATAAGGATTTAGAGCTCTACGCCTATGGCGCTCACGAGTTCGAAGGCGGGATATTGGAAAGGTATTGTAACTATAAAATAGAGGATGGCAAACCGGATATATCCGACTATTCGTTTACCGATGTAATTCAAATTAAATGGCCTAAAGAGAGATACGGCAACGATGCACCTAACGAAGGCGGAGGGAAAGTCATGACAATAAAGGGTGCGGCGGCTGTATATTCGACAGGTATATTTTGCGTATCCGGAAGCTATAAGTTTATAAACGTAGACGATATGATACCTTGGGATAACAGCAGTACGCCAACACATCTTTACGCTCAAATTCGTATAGGGAGCATGTATTACGGAAGCCTGAGACCGGGTGCCGGACAGCCGAATGAATGGGCGGCTAATCCTGGATATACTTTTAAACTGGATTACGATAGGACGGGTGCAAAGCAGGATTATTACCCTATGATAAATCAAAAAACTTTAGATATGCCCTATTCAGGGGTAACGGGAGTTATAATACCAATAGACCGGGTTTTGAGAGGTGATTTTGAATTTACGTTACTAACCCCTATCGGACAGTCGTTCCGAGTAGGAGGCGTACTGGTGAAAGGTTTTAAACTGTCATATCATAGACCAGATGACGATGAAACATCTGACAACTCGGATCGTACGTATGAAAACGTCGTGAATGAAGATTACATTAACGAATTGGACGAAATCGAATTTAAAATATCCAGTTACAACAATGACGGTGCGTGCTACAGCAAAGTAATGTTAGGCGATAATTACCTAACCGACAATCTCTATTCTTCCATTGAGCAGAAATTAGTCCGGCCGGAAGAGCATTTGATCCGGCGCATTATTAATCAGTACGGAGCTACCAAATTTAAGCTTACGCAAATACTGGTAGATGACGAAGCAATTACGCCTATCACAACTATAACCGATAAGTTTCAGCCAAACAAACGGTTTACGATCACGGGCGGTACAATTGACTTCGCGATGAATCAGTTTAATTGTAAGATGATTGAAAATGGTAGATATTAAAACTACATCCATACCCGCAAAGCCCCGGTCAAAGAACTATCCGACCGGGACTGTTATCACCCGGACGACTGGCGGCGTTACTGTTAACGGCGG